CGTGCCCAAGATTCTGAGCGTGCTGGACTCGACGACCGTGATCGCCCGAGCCTACGTGGGCGGTGCGCCAGTCAATCTGCTCTGGCCGCAGGGCGTGACCATCACCCCGGGCCATGCAGCCAGCGCGTCGCTTGAAGCCTCGAGTTCGGTCGCGACCTTCGGCTTGATCGCGCTCCACGGCGCGACCGTCAGGCGGTGAACGACCGTGACCTGGACGTACCACTCATCTGACCTGTCCAGCACCGACAGCACTTTGCAGACGCGGACTGTGGTGCGCCGGCTCATCGGTGACACCTCCACCGGCGACCCCCTTCTGGACGACGCGGAGATCGATTGGACCTTGACGCAGACCCCCAGCCAGTACCTCGCCGCCGCGGAGTGCTGTGACATGATCTCCGGCGCCTACGCGCGCCAGGTCAACACGCAGAACGAGGGTTTGTCGGTATCCGCCAGCGACCGCAAACGGCACTTCGCGGAACTTGCGGCGCGCTGGCGGCGCCGGGCCTGTGGCTCGGCCGGCATCTACGTGGGCGGCAGGTCGCAGGCCGAGAAGGACGAGCGGGCGGAGGACGGCGACCTAGTCCAACCGTTCTTCACCCGGGAAAGCGACGATTTCAACTTCGGGTCGACCTCGACCTAGGAAGGGCGGGTGGTGCGGGTGGATGTGCAACTCAAGGGCCAACTCTGCCAGACCGTCACCGTGTTCGAGCCCTCCACCGCCCTGAACGACTACGGCGAACCGACTTACTCAACGGGCGCGGCGCTAAGTGCTCGGGTGATCGGCAGGCAGGCCATGATCCGCGATGCATCGGGCCAGCAGGTTGTGTCCGACCGCCAGCTCGTGACGGAGAGCGCGATAAGTCCCAGCGCCCTCATCCGGCTTTCAGGAGAGAGTACGGCCCTATCCCTGCACCCGGTACGGGCGGTGGCCGAACGCATTACCGAGCGCGGCGCATCCGACCACTGGAAGGCCTGGCTCTGATGGCCGTCAAGGGAACGGTCAGGATCGATGTGTTCGGCGACAAGGAGGCCCGGCAGAACCTCAAAACCTGCCGCGATCAAATGCTGCAGGCGGCCGGCGCGGGCCTCTACATGACCGCGAGTCTTGTCATGACCGATTCCAAAAAGCGCGTGCCGGTGGACCTCGGCGCCCTGAAGGGGTCGGGCTTCGTCACCCTCCCGGAGATCGGGCCGCAGAAGGTCGAGGTCGAGATCGGCTATGGCGGGCCCGCCAAGGACTACGCTGAGGTCCAACACGAGCGCACCGATTTCCATCACGAGGTAGGCGAGGCGAAGTACTTGCAGCGTGCGGTGGATGCCGAGGCCGGCACGATGGAGCAGACGGCCGCCCGTTACACGCGGGAAGCGTTCGACCGCAAACAAGGTGCGGCGAAAGTCCCGGGAATGCCGAGCGATCCCAACAGCGGCGAGGGGGCCTGACCCATGGCGCGCAACCCGGCCGGCGACATCGCCGCTTTTCTAGCGACCAAAGGGTACGGCACGACTGGGGTGTCGCTGTTTCTTGGCCTGGAGCGGCCGTCGACCGGCGCGATCCCAGCCTCGGCCGTGTTCATCCACAACGAGCCGGGCCGCGAGCCCGACCGCGTCTTCGGCCGCGACCGGGAGGTCAGGTGGGGCGAGGTCCAAATCGTCATTCGCTCCACGGCGTTTTCCGCCGGCGACGTGACGGCACGCGCCATGTTCGATGAGTTCTCGACGGGCACCATCGGCGACTATCTGTGCAAACAGCGGCAGTCGGCGCCCATCGCGCTGCCGCCCGATCCCGCGGGCCTTTATAGATTCAGCATCAACCTTCTGGCCTCGTATCAAACGACGTAAGATTTCCGGCCCGGGCTAGGGTAGCTCCCGAAGAACCGTCCCCCCCAACGGCCTGCCCGGGCCGGGTTTTGATCCTGGGGGCATATCCGCAGGGGGCGCGGGGCCGAAAAAGGAGTGGCGGCAATGTCTGTGCAGGGCGAGGATACCAGGGTTTTGATCGGCTCCTCATCCGCGACCTCGAACGAGATCGACGAGATCAACAACGCCAGCATGAAGCACAGCGGGAACCTGGTCGAGCTGTCCCATTTTGGCGACACCTACAAGACGCGGGGCGCCGGGCTCAAGGATGTGACCTACAGTCTCAAGGGCTTCTGGGACCCGGCCGACACCAACGGGCAGGTCGTCCTCAGGAGCGCGTTCATCGCCGGCAGCGACCTGTGGCTCACCATCTTGCCTGACGGGTCAACCGGGTGGAAGCAACAGGTCTTGGTCGACTCATTCGACATCTCGGCCGCGGTCGACGGGTACGCCGAGTTCTCGGCCGAACTCGCGGGCAACGGCGCGCTCGGCGGCTCGACCTAAAGCGGGGTGACGGTCAATGGCAATCCAAGGTCCTGATATCAAAGTCAAGGTCGCTGGCACGCCCGTTGCTTTCAGCAGTGCGGCGACCGCCTCCACAGGCGATCAGAACTATGCGCTGACCGCCGCGCTGGCGGGGCAGCCGTGGGACGCCTGGGCCACCGTGAGCCTGTTGGTCGGCGGCGTGGCCACGACCGACACCTACGATGTCAACCGCCTTCTCGGTCAGATCGAGTTCTCGACCGCCGCGGTGCGCGTGGTCACTGTATCCGGCAGCTACCTGCCCATGAGCCAGGCGGCCTCGGCCAAGTCCTACGCCTACAGCGGGGCGGCCAACCTGCTCCCGGATACTGTATTCAACAGCTCGTGGGTGACGCGCAGTCCGGGACTCAAGGACCTGAGCGGCACACTCGGCCAGTTCTGGGCCGACCGCTCGTTCTCAACGATGCTGGGGAGCACCGTATATCATCCGACCATCATCGAAATCTACGATGACGCCGGCTCGACGCGCGGTCACAGGTTCTGGGCGCAGCTGGGCACAGTCGATGTCGAGGCTGCGCTCGACGGCCTGGTCGAAGAGACAGTGGGGTGGGAGTGCAGGCCCGACGCCGATCATCGCGTCGCGGCGTTCAGCACGTAAGCTGACCAAAGAACGACGGGGGGATTGACATGGCCGAGATCAAGGTACTGTCCCGTGAAGACATCCTGAAGGCGGAGGACCGCAGGATTGAGGTCGTCGAGGTGCCCGAGTGGGGCGGCTCAGTACGGGTGCGCTCCATGACGGGGGCCGAACGCGACCAGTTCGAGGGCGAGGTCCTGGACATTCGGCGCGGCGGGGTCGAACTGAAACGCGCCAACTTCAGGGCGCGGCTCGTGGTGCGGACGGTGGTCGGCGACGACGACAAGCCGATGTTCTCGCCCGGCGACCTGGAGGCCCTGGGGGCGAAGTCCGCGGCCGCCCTCGACCGGGTTATCGCCATCGCCATGCGCCTCAACGGCCTGGAACCGGGGGCGCTGGAGGTGGCGGCAAAAAACTGACGCAGCGGCCCGAGCGCCGCTTTTATTTCCAGTTGGCGCTGAAGCTCGGCATGACCGTTGCCCGGCTTCTCTCGTGCATCTCAAGCCTCGAACTGACGGAGTGGGCCGCGTTTTTCCGGCTTGAACAGCAGGAGGTGCGCCAGGCGGCCCCGCCGGCGCCGACGACCAAGAGCGCGGATCGCGGAGGGAGGCGGTGAACATGGCGACGCAGCTCGGGACCATCAGCTACAAGTTCATCGCCGACACTTCGGGGTTCGAGGCGGGGATTGCCAAACTGCAGACGAACATCAGCAAGTTCGGTGCGGCGACCTCGAAGATTGGCCGAAACCTGACTGTCGGCCTCACCGCCCCGCTCGTCGCGTTCGCCACGGCCGCGATCAAGGCCGGACTCGACGTTGACGACGCGATGGACCGCATCCGTCAGGCGACCGGCGCGACCGGCGCGCGCCTAGAGGGCCTGGAAAAGGTCTGGCGCAACGTGTTCGCGACGGCGCCGGCGACCGCCCTGGAAACCGCGGATGCCATATCGGCCCTGGCGACCCGGACCAACCTCGCCGGCCCGGCGCTGCAGGCGATGGCGACGCAGATGCTGAACCTCGCCCGCATCAGTGGGAGCGAGGTCGAACC